AGCCGTTCACGTCGAGCGAGCCGAACTCGACGACGATGCCAGGGACGTCGACGAGCTCGTTGAGGCAGCGCTGAACCCAGTCCCGGGCCGCGGCGTGCATCAGGCGCTCCAGAGGTGGCGACGGGACCGATACAGCGCCGTGTCGGCATCGAGGCTGGCGAAGCCGAGCCGGTAGACCTCGTCGTCATCAGCCTTCCCCGCGACGGGGTGCAGGTGCTCGACCACGGACTCGGCGCAGTAGGCGAACCGACCGCGGGACGCGGCCGTCTCGAACAGCTCGGTCTCGCTGAACACGTGACCGTAGCCCTCGTGGATGATGGCCCCGGTCCCGTCCACCGTGCCGCCCTCTTCGAGCAGGTAGCGCCGGGAGACGAGGGCGAGCGTGCCGCGCGGGTTCCACAGGTCGTTGACCGCGACCACGCCGTCAACCTGCTCCATCGTTGCTATCGCCGCGTCGAGCCAGCCGGGGTGGAACCTCACGTCGTCGGCACCGAGGAACACGTACGGCTCCGTCGTGCAGCCGAACAGCTTGTTCAACCGACCGCCCCAGGTCCCGCCCTCATCGGGGTAGTAGCGGACCGGGCCGATGACGGGCCGAACCACGTCCGGGGTCGCCGCGATGAGCACGACATGCTCATAGGGTGTCGTCTCCTTAATGTTGGCGACAAGACCAGCCAGACGGTCGCCGCGCATCGCCGGGATCAGAATCGCTGCCTTAAGCACGGCGCAACCACCCGCTAGGGGTCATGGTGATATAGGGCTCGATGTCGTGGTCTGCGGCCAACTCAGGTGGTTCTCGCGGTCGCGCTCGTCGCCATCGGTGTTCAGCCAGACCTGGACCTCGTCGATGATGGGGTCGAAGCGGCGCAGGTTTGTGAGCAGGATGCTCTCTGTACGCTTCCGGCCCGAAGGGATGAAGGCGGAGATTCGCCAGCCGTCGATCATGGCCGTCCCTCCACCGTTGCCAGCCGGGCGACTTCCCGGTCCACGCTATCGACGTCCCAGCTCCCCTTGAACCTCCGGAGCCAGGCGTTCTCCACCACCATGTTCAGCCGGCCGTGGCGCTCGACGAAGATCCCTGAGTGGGGCAGGTCACCCAGCGTGACGTAACGGTGGAGCTCGGCGTACCCCCGGCACCAGTCGACCTCTAACTCGACGGCGGCCTCTTTGCTCGGGACTGTCGGGCAGCCGAGCCGGCCGACGTCGTCCGCGAGGTACTTGCCCATGTACATGCCGAACGGACCGGGTGTCTGCGACAGTGACACTGCCGTCCCTTGGTAGCGGTCAAAGACGAGACCCCACAGCCCGTTGTCGAGTACTTCGGTCGAGTAGGGGAGGAACACGAACTCCTGGAACGACCGGGCACCCAGGGCGATCGAGTGCAGCTCGAACTCCCACGTCCAGTCGATGACGACCGGGTAGTCGGTGTCGACCGTCGCCAGCAGGCCAGCCAGCCAGCCGGAGCGGTCCCGAGCGGCACCGATGACTATGCCGGCGGGTTCCACGTCACGCCCTTGTTCTGATGGAACCACTCGACCGTCTCAGCCATTCCCGACTCAAGTGGAACGAACCCCCCGGGGTCGATGCCAGCGGAGTACAGCGTGTCCACCTTGGCCGTGACCGTGTCGCCCTCGATCTCACCTGGCCGCATCGGCAGGTAGACGATCTCGACCTTGCCGCCCGTGTGCGCTATCGCGAGCTGGCTGACCAGCCTGGCGACGTCGTTGACGGTGTTGTGGACGACCGGCCCGGCCTCGATCGCGTGGGGGTGGACGACGCCAGCCGCCGCTAGCTCAAGTGCTTTCACCAGCACACGCGCCAAGTCCTCGACGTAGAGCATGTCGCTCACTTGCTCGCCATCCCCGTAGACCTCGATCGGCATCCCCGACAACGCCCGGCAAACGAGGGCCGGGACGATCTTGCGGACCCTGCCGGGGGCGAACGGCAGGGCGGCGCGCTGGCCTGGCCCGTAGGCGTTCACGCAGCGCACGTTGTTGACCCTCGTGCCCCGTTCTCGGTTGAACATCTCGACGAAGTGCTCGCCGCAGGTCTTGGTGATCGAGTAGGTGTTCCGCATCCACCAGTTGCCGACGCAGATGTAGATGCCGGGGACGTCGTACTGAGCCGCCGCCTCCAGGACGTTCAGCGTGCCGAAGACGTTGGTCTCGGCTGATGGCCGCGGGTTCGCGATCGTCTCCTGAGTACCGAGAACCGCCGCGAGGTGAACGAAAGCGTCCACGTGGGCGAACGCCTCAGTGACAGCCGTCGAGTCGCGCACGTCGCCCAGGAACGTCTCTTCGCCGACCCGCGCAAGGTGGTCGAAGGCAACGGGCGTGTGACCCCTCCGCTGCAGCTCGGCGCTCAGGTGGTGGCCGATGAACCCGGAAGCCCCGGTGACAAGGACTCGCATCACCACGGCGTCTCCCCTCGTCTCACGCGCATGTCAACGCTATCGCTCCTGTAGCGCTTGCAGTCAGTCGGGCGCTCGGGGACATCGACCGGCACGAACACGTAGCCCGCGTCGGTCAGCCGGTTCCAGAAGTGGGCGTCGGCCTCGCGCCACATCTGCGCCGTCGGTGGCGTGTCGGGGAAGCCCCCCACCGCCTCGAACGCCGTCCGGGTCAGCATGACCGAGTTGAGGTCGACCTGGTGGTAGGCGTTGGCGAGGACACCCTGGCAGGACCGGACGCCGAACTCGGTCCCGTCCTCGTGGAGCAGCCGTTGCGCGCCGTAGACGACGTCGTGGCCCTCGTCGAGCTTGGCGACCATCCGCTCGAGCCGGTCCGGGTAGTAGAAGTCGTCGCCGCAGAGGAAGGTCAGGTAGTCCGCCCCGAGCGCGGCGCAGCGGTTGATGATGGTCGCGTACCGGACCGTCTCGGCCCGCTCGGCGTCGGTCGTGTCGAGCTGGACGACGGTCACGCGCCGGTCGCTCCGGACGCGGTCGAGCGCCGCGTCGACGCCGCGGTCCTGCGAGCCGTCGTCGACGGCGAACAGCTCCCAGTCCTCGTAGGTCTGCCCGAGGACGGAGCCCAGGGCGGCGGGCAGGTACTCGGCCGCCCGATAGATCGGCATGACGACCGAAACGGTCACTGGTGCAGCTCGCACCGCGGGCGGGCGTAGCTCCCCGTCGAGCGCCCGCAGCCCGGCTCCTTGCAGAGCCACCCGCCGACCCACGCCGTGTGAAAGCGCCTGCGCGCCCAGGCGAGCCACCGCTTACCCTTCCGGCGCATAGCGCCCCTCCCTGTCCACTGGGTACGGTTCGTGCTCGGTCCCGCAGGCGCACAGCCCGTGGAAGACGTGGTGCTGGAACACTGCCGGGAAGTGTAGGTGCGCCGCGTACCCCTGGTCACGTAACGCCCCGAGCACCCGGACATCGAGCCGCCGCCAGTCCCCGCGCCCCAGTCCCGGCGCGTCGTCCACGTTGCCGACGTCGGCCATCAGGCCAGGGTGCGTCGCCATCAGCGTTGCCCGGAACCGGACGCAGCCGAGCGCGCCGGAGAGCGTCGGGTCGCCGCCGTCCGCCCCGCCGTAGCCGGGGCCGTTGTACGGGAACACGCACCAGGGCTCGGGACAGCGCCGGAACTGCGAGAGCACCGTCCGGTGGAGCTCGATGTCCTGCTCGACGACCACCAGGTCCCCCCCGGCGCCCCACAGCGCCGTCAACTCCCGCCAGTAGCCGGTCGTGTCGTCCGGCCCGATCTGGACCCGCCTGGCCGTCGGGGCGAACCGCTCCAGCGCCGCGAGGGCGAGCGGGTGGGCGTGGACGTGGACGAAGCAGACGGTCAGCGGCGGGGAGGTGCCGCGCCGTCGTCCCCGAGCGCCCGGTTCGTCGGCCGGGCCCGAGTAGGGCGTGCGGGCTGCCCCGCGGGCGGGGCCTGCTTGGCTGCCCGCGGCGGCGGGACAAGGCGCGCCTGCGGCCGCGGCGGCACCACGGCCCTGCCGAGGGCCAGCTCCGACGCGTCCATGAACCCGGCGCGCACCTGGGCCTGGGCGTCGACCTCGGTCATCCACGACGACTGCTCGCCCGCCGCCAGGGTGACGTGCATCCGCAGGTACAGTTCGGCCACGTCCGGGGGGACCTCGAACCAGCCGGCGCTGTCGGCCGCGTACTCGTCCCCGCCGTGGGCGATGGCGTCCGTGCCGCTGGCGACCCACTGGTAGGCGATGAGGCTCCGGCCCGGGTTCGTCGGGTCCTTCGAGCGCCATGCGTTCTTCGTGAAGTGCTTGATGTGCATGTCAGCCTCCTGTCAGTGGGTCGCGTTCTCTCAGGCTACGCGCTCAGCGGTACGCGTGTGATCCGCCCCTGGACACACTCGGGGCAGGCGCAGCGCCAGCGGTACTTCTGCGCTGGCGGCGGCTCGTTCCACTCGAAGCGAATCCAATCGTCGTTGTCCTCGGTGATCGTCCCCACGGCCCCGATGATTGCCACGGCGTCGGCGTGTTTGTCCGAGTCGCCACACAAGCCGACGTACGGGCGCTGGCGGTGTTTCTCGCCCTCCTCAACCGGGTCACCCTGACATGACACCCAAGTCAAGACGCCAGCGGCCCACAGGTCGAGAATCAGCGGCTCGATGTAGCGGTCCACCCAGGCGACGTGCTCGAAGTCCGTGCAGAGCACTTGGAGATGGCTGTCGCCCGCGTACGTCCCACCCACCTTGAATGGCGCTAGCGCGCATCCGTTCGGGCAGACATCCGAGTACCAAGGCGACGGGTAGGTGAAGCCCGTTCCCCAGCACAGGTGACAGTCGGGGTTCCACTTGGCGGGGGCTGGGTGAGGTCGCATGTCAGCCGTCCGTCGCGGCCCAGTCAGCCGGTACGGCCCCGTCGAGCTTCGGCGCGCCTATGTGGGACAAAGTCACGCGGACCCCGTCGAGCTTCGCCAAGTCCCGCTGGTAGTGCCGCGCGCTCCGGGCACGCTCGTAACGCAGCCACAGCTCAGGGGCCACCCGTGTCCTGACCATCGCCCACGCCCACGTCCGGAGGGGCGGGATCGTGCGCCTGTTGGCCCGCATCAGGTGTGCGAAGTAGCCGCTGAGCGCCTCGATCTCGCGCTCTCGGTCCTCGGCCGCGCTGAGCTTGCCCGTGCCCGTGTAGATGAAGGCGGCCCAGGCGTCGCCCCATTCGTCGCCGCAACTGCACCTGATCGTCGACCGGATCGCGGCCACGTTTAGCGACAGCGCCCTGTGGACGACTGGCACGAGTGACGAATCCGGTATCTGGCAATGAACCCTCCCCAGCGTGTCTATCCACTGCGCGGGCCGGTGGCGGTCGGTTGCCTCGGCGTACCATGGACGCCGCAAACGCTCTTGCTCCTTGCGGTGCTTCTTGCCCCGTCGCTTTGCCATTTCAGCCTCCTGTCGCCTCCGCGGCCAGCCACAGGTCGCGGAGGATTTCCTTGCCGACGATCCGCAGCGCGTCGGCGTGCTGGTGGCCCTTGGACCAGGGCGAGCCATCAGGCGCGGGTTTGCCGCTGGGCCCGCATCGCACACACGGCCCGGCGTGTTCCCTCTTGACCGTCTCGGCGCGCCGCTCCTCGTAGATGCGTCGATAGCGCCGTTTGGCGTCGCTGACCCAACCTAGGCCGAAGTCCTCGGATGCCATCAGTTCCTTGATGTCCCTACCAGGTTCCATACACACGTGATCCACTATGAGCCAGAGGATCGTCTTGAGCCTCGGATTGCCCAGCTTGAAAGCATCCTCTTGGCTCATGCCCGTTCGCTTCTTACGCGTGGGGTCGCCGACACCGCAGTAGGCCCAGAGCTGCGACACCGACCGCCGGTACGGCTCTTGGTCGATGAGCACGCGCTTGGGGTTGTCGGTCCGGCTGGACGGCTTGGACGGATCGAAGGCTTGGTTGTCCGCCCATGCCTTCGGCGTGGCAACGTCGACCGGCCCCAGGTGGCCGAGGAGGCGCGCCATGAGGTGTTCGCCGACACCTTTCTCCGCTCGCTGCCAGGCGATGACGGACGGGGGGACGGTCTTCCGGTAGCAGCGCACCAGGTCCAGGCCGATCTGGTGTCTCAGGGCCTTCAACGCTTGGAGGTGGACGATATACGGTCCGGCATCGACGTTCAGCGGCCGGACGATTTCACCATCGCCGTTCACGCCGACCCGGTTCGACTGACGCGTGTATTCCTGGTCGATGTCGGCGAACATTTCGGCCCACATGCGCAGCTCGTCGTAGCCGCCCGTCATCTCATGCCACCCTTGGGAGCACCGGCTTGAGCTTGAGATCGCCGAACCGTGCGACGCGCTCCCTGCGCATCTGCGCGATGCAGGCGTGGTAGAAGGCGATGGACTCGCCCAGGTCGCGGCGCTGATCCTCCAGCTCGGCGATGCGGCCCTTGAACTGTTCGACCGTCGCATCCTCGTAGCGCACCCACTCGCCGTCGAGCGGGAAGCCTTCGGCGAGAAGCTGCTCGCGACCGTCCTGGGTGAGCCGGTCGGTCTCGGGATCGTAGACACGGCGCTCGACCCCCCGCACGGCGTCGCGGAGCCGCATGAGCACGTAGTCGTTGATCGCCGCGGACGCGGCCCCGACCGGGTCGGGTAGCTTCCGCAACTTCGCCTCCACCCAGAGCACGGCTCGTTGGCCGATCAGGTCGCGCCGCCGCGCCTCTGTGATAAGTGAGTCAATGGATGCCATGGGATTGCTCCTTCCTGTCTGTGGTGCTACCGGGCGAGTTCGGGATGGGTTTCGGTGGACGCTTGGCCCGGCAGAAGGTTGTCACCGCGGCGAGCGCCAGCTGGGTTTCGTCACCAGCTTGGCCGCGGTGACAAAAGGGTGCCCGGAGCGAGGCGGTCATGGGTTTCGAACGACCTTTGGCTCCGGGCAGAAGGGGCGACCGCGGCGGCGGGCGGGTGGGTTTCGTCACGATCGTGGCCGCGGTCGCGAAGTGGGCAGGCGCGGCGGAGGGACTGTGGGGCTCGCGCCGACATTGGCCGCGCCTGCTCGATCTCATCTGTCTCCCGTCTGAAGTGCCTAGACGTCTAGGGATTGTTCGGACTCCGCGGGCGGATACCCACGCGTCTCGGCATCGACCACGAGCACGATGTAGCGATTCAGCGACAGTCCGAGCCGCGCCGCCTTGGCCTTCGCCGCCTCATGCGTCGCGGGGGGAAATCGGACGATGACGTTCGTGGTCGTCGCTCGCGCCATGCGCTGATACTACCGCAGTGTCGCGGGCGGTGCTACTACTCCGGAGAAACAGTGAGGGCCGGCGGGGACAGGAGTACCCGCCGACCCCCTTCCGTTGCCCGTCCTTAGTGGATCCCGGGGGCGATGTTGGCCAACACGCCCATGGTCGGCCCGACGACCGTCTCGAACGCCTCGAAACAGCGCACGTCGAACTCGTGACGGGGTCCGCCCGTCGCGGAGTTGGCGACGTAGTTCGGGGCGTAGTCGAAGCGCTGGTAGTCACGCAGCGTCTCGACACGGCTGGCCGTCTTGACGTTCGACCCCATGAACGGGACCGACCGGACCTCGGCGATGAGCTCGCCGGGGACCATGTACGGGTCGACGAAGATCTCGATCTGCGTCTTGCCGTCGGTCTTGTTCAGGTAGTTCGCCACCGTGCCGCCCATGCTCAGCCGCTGCCGGTCCTCGAGCGCGCCCTGGTAGAAGAGCACTGCCTGGGGACTGTTCAACGCGGCGTTCGCCAAGTCGTTCACGATCTGGGTCCCGACGATGTAACGCGCCGGGCTGACGCCCGGGTAGTTGTTGTAGATCGCCAGGTTCAGCGCGTCGAGCTCCTCGATCGCAGCGCCGGAGACGTGGAACGTCCCGCCGTCGAGCGACGTGAAGATCGAGCCCTGCGCCGTGCCAGATCCCGGCGTCGCGTACGAGGTGCCGAACGCGCCGGTCGACCAGTCACCGAGGATCGAGGCCACGTAGCCGTTGATCCAGTAGGACTGGTAGGACGTGTCCGCCGTCGGCGGGGTCGTCGGCTGGGTGCTCGAAAGCAGCGCCAGTGACGGCAGCGCCTGCGGGGTCGTCGGCACGGTCGTGATCGTGACCGAGTTCACCGTCGTGGTCGTGTAGTACACGGCCGCGGCGGCGGTGGCCCCCACGAACCAGTCGTAGGCGACGATCGTCCGCTGGGCCGTGACGAACGCCGAGACGGAGTTCGTCGTCGACGTGGTCCCGGTCGTCAGGTGGGACGACGCGCTTGCCGGTCCTGAGCCGCCGTAGAAGTAGTTCTTCCCGGTCCGGCCCGCAACCAGTACGTAGACGGGAGCGCCGGAGCCGATGAAGCCGTTCGACGCGCTCGCTGAGAGCGACGGGGCTCCGAGGCTCGGGGCGGCGAACGCCTGCGAGTGGAGGATGTTGATGTTCTCGGTGATGAACTCCTGCTTCATCGTCTCCAACGTCTGGACCGCCAGGGCGTCGGCATAGCCGCCGGCCAGGGCGATCGCATCCTCGGTCACGATGCCATGCTTGGCGATCAGGCCGAAGGGCGCGAAGACGTTCTGCATGTTCATCTCGGTCGCTGAGCCTCCATAGTCGAAGGGCTCGGCACCGTCCGCCTGTAGCGCGTTCACGTTGGTGAACGTCCGCCAGTAGGCGAACTGGGCGCCCTGCGGCGCCGCTGACCGCGGCAGGGAGTCCCTCGTCGGCGTCAAGCACGGAACCAACGACACGTAGTCCTGCAGGTTCACACCTTGCAGGCCGGTCGAGGCCGTGAGGCCGACGGTGAGGGTTCCCTTGATCGCGGCGAAGGTCTCCTCGGTCACGCCGAGAAGATCCGCTGCTGCACTCATTGGGTCCTGCTCCTTTGTCGATGTCCGGGCACACGCCTAACGGCGCGCGCCGTCTGTGGGTACTGCTACTGCGGGACCACCGGGGAGGGGACCTTGTCGGGTCCGCCTGCCGTCGGGTAGCCGCGGCCGATCTCCGCCCGCTTGGCGAGCTCGAACGCCTTCTCGCTGCGGATCTGGTCGGCCCCCATCACGTCGCCAGCCTTGACGGCCGCTTCGATCTTCTCGTCGAAGCTCTTGGCGACTGCATCCTGGGTCGTGCCACCGATCCCGTCCCCGCGGGAGAACCCTGCCAGCGCTTCCAGCGCCTTACGCGCAGCTCCATCGCCAGCCTCGGTGCTCAGGGGGAACCGTCCGGAGTGGGGCACGTCCGACGCGAACTTCTCGACCTGGCCGCGGAGCTCCTCGATTTCCTTCCGCAGGTCGTCCGGGACCTCGCCCTTCGAGACGGCCTTCGCCATCCGCTCGAGCGCGCCCGCGTCACCCTTCTTGGCGACCTTGGCGAGGCTGCGGAGCATCTTCGCGTCGGCCAGGGCCTTCGCTGCCACCGCCTTGGCGGCGTCATCCGTCGCCCTCTCGTCGTCGCTCATCCCCGCCCGGCGAGCTGCCTCGGCCTTCGCCGCTGCCTCCACCTTGGCGGTCTTCTTCTCTTTCTTGGCGACCTTGGCCGCCTTCTTCGCGGCCTTCTTGTCGGCCGCTTTCTTCTTGGCAGTCGCTTCGGCCTCGGCCTTTGCGGTCTCGCGGTCGGCGACTACCTTCTCGGCGATTTCCGCGGCCTTGACGGCCACGATCTCGTCGAGCTGCTCTTTGGTCAGTTCCATGTCGAACGCCCCTTTCGTGGCGGTTTGGCCGCCCGCCGCGGCCGGATCGTCCGGGCCGAGCAAGTCGGTTAGGTGACTACGCAACTGGTCGGCCGCGTCCCGGGCACCAACGACCTTGTCGATGCTCACGCCCGAGAGCCTCCGTCCAGCCTTCGACATGCCCGCGGCCTGGCCCTCCGCCTGTTCGGTGAAGGCCATCCGTGCTGTGATGCCGAGCACTGCGTCCAACGCGCTGAGCGCGTCTTCGAGGTCGAAGACATCCTCCACATCGTGAGGCTTGCCTCCGACCGCGACCTCTGTCTGCTCCCTGTCGAGGGAGAGCTGCAGCTTCTGACCGGCCTGGGCGATGAGCGTCCCGGCGTCGATCAAGATCTGCGCGTCCTGTGCTTCCCACTCCGCGGACCCGGGGTACGGCCCGGAGCTGCCCGCCTGGTTCAGCGCCGAGACGATGGCGCCGCCGTCCTGGACCTTGAGGACGATCCCGTCGCCCTTCTCGGCCGAGATCTCGATGCCGAACTTGTGACAGGCCGCCTTGATCTTCGGCATGGCCTTATCGCCGAACGGGGACTTCGGGGCTTGAGCGAGAGCGTTGCGGGCGTGCGCCTCGTCGTGGACGGGGAAGTGGCGCAGCCTCCGCGGGGTCGTCTTGCCGTCCGCGTCCTTGGTCCCGCCCGACTCGATGTAGGCGAACGCGGAGTCCGGCAGGTCATTGATCGTCTTGCCCGACAGCTCGGCCTTCGCGATCTCGGCGTCGTCGCCCTCGGCGAGCGCCTTCTGCAGCGTCGTCAGCCAAGCGCAGGCGTCGCAGGCGCAGGCCAGGGCCTTCTCGACGGCGACGGGCGATGCCGTCCCGGCGCAGTCCGGGCACTTCCGGTTGCCCGCGAGGATCTTGCCGGTGCCGTCGCAGGTCGCGCACTTGGCGTCCGCCTCGGCCTTGGCGGCGAGCGGGCGGAACCCGTTGGCGCCCGCCTTGACCAGGTGCAGCGCCGTCGGGGTCAGCTCCTCCAGCTCCGTGATCGTGATGTCTGCCATGTCAGCTCCTCAGCGCGGCGAGCACGTCCGGCGCCGGCCGCAGGTTCCGTGAGCACGGTCCTTCCGGACTGGCGCCGCCGATCAGGCCCTTCTCGTACATCTCCCAGGCGTAGGGCTTCAGCTCCACCTTGACGAGCCAGTCCCCCTGGCAAATCTCCATCTCGTCGCCGCTCGGCCCCTTCACGACCCATGACGTCGGGGACGGGAAGACGTAATTCTCCAAGACGGTCCCGCAGTCCTCGTGGCCCTTCTCGTGCCACAGCCCGAGCTGGTAGCCGCCCTTGGCGAACTCGTGGCACGCCTTCTCGACGGCGTCGGGGCCCGCGAAGTCGCGGAACCCGTCGGCGGCGCGCCCGACGTCGGCCTTCATGGCCGGGTAGGCGACGAGCAGCAGCTGGCGCTTGGCGGCCTGCGCTTTGACGATGGTCCCGGGGCGCGACGCTTCGACGTGGGACGGCGCCGGGGCGTTGCCGGTCCCGCCGAGCAGTTTCGACAGCGTCTCGGCATCGACGTCCTCCAGGACCACGGCGCGGCTCACGAGACGGCCTCCCGGATCCGGTGGTGGACGCGCTCGACGGGTCCCATGCGCGCCTCGGCCGCGGCGGCGGTCAGCGACTGGTCGAGGGCCAGCGCCTCGGCAACGCGCTTCTGTTGGCGGGCGATGTTGTGCCGCTTGGCCTTGGCCCCGCGCCAGCCGAGCGCGCGCGCCATCCGGCGGGCCTCCGCCCTGGTCATCTTGGGTGCGGGCGTGTCCGAGACCAGCCCCTCGGGGCCGTGCTCGCGGAGCAATTGCCGCGCGCCGGCCATGACCTCACGGCGGCGGCGCTTCGGCAGGGAGACGAGGAACGGCTGCGCGACCTCGTGCGCGCGCGTCGCGCGTGTGTCGCTCACGGCCGGGCTCCGGCTCGGGTCACCCCCTCAGCGTGCATCGTTGCCGAGTCTACGCACGGGGGGACGACACGCGTGGGATTCATCGCGCCAGTCACTCCCGCGTCTGCCAGCACAAAAGACCGAGACAGGACGGCGGCATCGCCTTCACGTTCGCCTTGTCGTTGTCCACCAGCGCCCGGCAGTCGTTGTCCGTGCACCACTGGGCCTTGTTCTCGTCGTGCGGCTTGGCGACCAGGACGAGCTCGTCGTACAGCGCGCCGTAGCCCAGCTCGGCGAGGTACTGGCGCTTCTCCTCGAACTCCTCGGGCCGGACCGGGGGGTCGTGGTCCACGCCGGTCAGGACGACGACCTGGACCTGCGCGCCGGTCGGGTCGCCCTGCTTGACCGCGGTGAGCAGCGGGAGAAAGAACGCGGTGAAGCTGTCCAGCGTGCCGTCTAAATCGCAGCAGAAGCGCATCAGGGCTCCCTCCGCCGCTCGCCGCGCCGGTCCTCTCGATTCTCCCGCGGCTTGCGGCGCGAGAGCTGCCATTGCTGGTGGCCGTGCGCGCCAGACCCGCGGCGGCGCGGAGGCCACCACGCCCCCATCCGCCACGGCGACGCGCCCGGCCTGCGCGGCATCAGATCGGCCTCAGTCGGACCGTCATCGTCGCCGCCACCGGGAGCCTGCGCTTCTTGCCCTTCTCGGGTGACTCGTACTCGATCTCCAGGTCCATGCCCGACAGCGCCCAGCCCTCCTTCTGCAGCTTGACGATGCCGAACACGACGCTGTCGATCGTGTCCTCGGGGTCGACGCGCTTGGGCACTTACCAGTCAACCCCTTCCCGGTACGACGAGCCGCGGGCCCGCCCGTTGGTCCCTCATCTGGCGGTTGCGCTCCTCGGCCACGGCGACCTCCTGGGCGTACGCCTGGTGCGCCAGCGGCTCGTTCACGTCCAGCGACTCGGCGCGGCGCTCCTCGTAGAGGACGCACGCCTCGACGTGCTGGGGCGAGCCCGGTCCGCCGAGCAGGGTTTCCAGCAGCGCGATCACGTAGACGTTCGACAGGCCGCCGATGGCCTTCCCCGTCTCGTCGTACATCGTCTTGGCGCGCGCGTCGTTCGCGTCGCGCAGCTCGGCGAGCAGCGCCTGACGTTCCTCCAGGTCGGCCATCGGCCTCACCCCTCTCCTGTCTCCGCGAGGATATGCGCTCGGCCGAGCAAGTCGCGGACACGGCGGCGCTTGGCCGCGTTCTCCGCCTTGGCGGCCAGCCCAGCGGTCGCCGATGGGGCCGGTGTCTGCGGCGTCGCTCGTACCGTGACGCGCCCGCGGTGCTCGACTGGCGGCCTCGGGCGCCGCGTCTGCTTGCTCACTCGCCCTCCTCTGCGGACGGCGCGCCGGGGATGTTCGAGGGCGCCAGCGCGCAACGGCAGTTGTGAACAACTAGACTGTTGGCCATGTACCAGCCACTTTCCGTCTCAAGGTTATAGACGTGGCCGCTCCACTTGACCCTGCGAAGGTCGATGACGCGATCGCTCTCTACCAGTCCGGCAAGACTGCCGATGAGGTTGCGGCCATTGTCGGCATCGGGAAAACGAGCGTCTACCGAGTCCTCAGACGGCACGGGCTTAGGGCCCGCCCGAAGTTTCGAGACCTGGACGTCGCCGCCATCGTGAGCCGCTACCTTGCCGGCGAGAGCGAACTTGCGTTGTCTCGTGCCTTCGGTATCGACCGCAACGGCATCCGGCGGAGGCTCACCGACGCTGGAGTCGCTCCCCGCGACTGCTCTGCTGCCATGTTCGTCCGCATGGCCCGTTCCACTCCCGATGAACGGCGCCAATGGGCTCAAGCTTCCCACGACGCGATCCGAGGGACGAAGTTCTCCGACGCTCGTTTGGCCAACAAGGCGCTCGGCATCGAACGTATCGGCCATGTGACAAGCAAACTCGAACTCACGATGACCGAGTGGCTCCGCGACCGTGGCGTGGACCGCATCGTTCCCCAGAAGGCCATCGGTCCGTACAACGCAGACATCGGAGCCGCCCCCGTCGCTGTGGAAATCTACGGTGGCAACTGGCACGGATCGGGCCACCACGCGGAACGCTCCCCCAAGCGTTTCCGCTACATCCTCAATCAGGGCTGGGCCGTGATAGTCGTCTGGGTGAATCGCAACTACCCGCTCGACGGCAGGGCAGCGAATTACGTTGCTGCCTACATTGAGGAGGCCCGCGGCGACCCATCCCTTGTCGGTGAGTACCGGGTGATTCGGGGTGACGGACAGCTCGTCGCCCAAGGCCGTGACGATCTCGACAAGCTCACCGTCATACCACCGCTCAACTGACCCGACTACCCGTGGGCCCGCGGTGATCGTCCCAGCTGGGAAGCACTGGGGGTGGATCGGTACATCCGGCGCGTCGTCGAGGTCGTAGGGGTTCGCGTCCTCAAGCTCCTCGCACTCGTCGCACGGCTCGAATGTCAAAAGGTCCACCTGCTCGACGCCGTTCTCCTGGTAGGTGTCGATGCTGGCCGAGGTCATCGCCCTGGCCGTCTCCGTGTCCGCGATCATGAACGCCCGGTCGGGGTCGGCGATCACGTCCGACATGGCCGAGGCGATGGTCGCCGGGGGGTCGCCTGCCGCGATCCCGTCCGCCAGCGCCGTCCCGATCCGGTCCATCGCCGAGTCGCTGATGCCCTGGATGGTGATGCCGCGGGCGTCGAGGAGCGTCTTGAGACCGCCCCCGGCATCCTTCAGCGCGGCGTCGCCCCAGCCGGGCGTCCACGTCTCCCAGTCGCGGCTGACGCTCGTCAGCATGTCGTCGGAGAGCCAGGACGGGGCGCGGGCGTCCACCCCGAGAGCGTCGCGCGCCGCCTTGGTCCCGCCCGCGTAGGCGTCGGCGTACATCTGGGCGAAGACGGCGTTGGCGCGGGCCGCGTCAATCGAGACGTTCGCCTCCACCGCGGCCCGGGCGTCGCGCGCCGCGTTCGGCCCGCTCGGCGTCGGTGTAGCCGGTGAAGCCTTGGAAGCCCGCGTCACCATAGAAGCCACCGCTGCGTCGATCCCCTTCGTCCCCTCCCGGAGCGCCTGGGCGATCTTCGGGGCGTACGCCTCGGGGATCCGGCGGCGCAGGCCGGAGCCCTGCCACCGCGAACCTTTTGGGTCGGCTTTCACCGCCTTGAAGAACGTCTGGACCTGCTCCTTCGTCTTCATCTTCGCCAGCGACTTGTAGATCCGGTGGCCGAGCTCGACCGGGATGCAGGCGTCGGTGAAGTACTTCGGCGTCCGCCCGAACCGCAGGGCCAGGAGGGCGTTCGTCCGCCACTGGCTGAGCGCCTTCTGCAGCGCCTCCTCGGCGTCCGCCTCGTCCTCGTCGTCGTCATTGAAGCCCGTCAGGTTGACACCCTGCAGCCCGGTCTCGGCCGTGATGCCCGCCGTCGGGCCCGCGTCGCACTTGGCGAGCTTGCCGGCCTGGGCGATGACCACCCAGTCGCTCGTGTGGCACTCGTCGCGCAGGTTCGGCATCGAGGGCAGCTCGACCGGGTCGAGCCAGCACACGACCTCGATGAGGTCCTGGTCCGGGTCATCCGGGTTGAGTACGCCCCGGTTCTCCGGGTCCGGATTGAGGTGGACGAGATCCTCGGAGGCGATGACGTAGACGAACCCGCGGTAGATGCCGTTCGGACTCGTCCAGGAGCCGTCGAAATAGCCGTCGGGCAGCGGTACGCCGACCTCCTCCTGCCACTCCCGGACCGCTGCCTGCATCGCCGTCTCGCCACCCTCCATGTGGCCACCGGGGAACTCGAAAGTCCCCGCCGCCGGATCGCCGGGCTGCAAGGCGCGCTGGATCATCAGCACCCTGCCGGAGTCCGCCGCCTTCACGACCAGGCCGCCGACGTCAAGCTGCTCGAGCTGCTTGGCCGCGGGCTTGGTGCCCGGCGGCGCCTTGCTCCCTGCCGCGGGCGCGACGTTCGTCTCGTCGTGGGCCGGTTCCTGCCCGGCCGCGGGCTTGGCTCCGCCGCTGGTCGGGGCGGGCGCGGGCGCTACCGGGGGCGGATTCTGTCCAGGCGCTTGTCCACCCGGTTGTCCGGGCGGGAGCTGGCCGCGGGCACCGGGCGTCGGACCGCCTGCCGGCGGCGCCTGCAGCTCGCCGGGGACGATGAACTCGCGCGGCTGGATCTTGTCGAGGTCCGGCGCGCCCGTCGTCGGGTCCCAGTCCGAGAACCACTTCGAGATCGCCTCGATGTAGCCGAGCGGCGTCACGCCGAGCCGGCCGCCGGCGTCGTAGAAGCGAGGGATGCGCTTGTCCGGGTCGACCGACAGGCCGAGGATCTTCTCGCGCACGTCGTCGGGGGAGATCACGCCGGCCTTGATGTAGCCGACCTGCTCCTGCATCACCTCGACCCGGTCTTCCTTCTCCCGGCCGGTGTCGAAGAAACACTCGACCGGGAGCCCGAGCTCCTCCTGGGTGATCGGGTTGAGGAACACGTCCTCAATGAAGGACGTACGCGGAAGGTCTGAGATGCGGAATTGCTGGTCTACCTGCGTCTCTGACGTTGCGCGGTTTACATCTGCGAGGAGGCCGAGGTCCTGGGGCGTGCGGTGGAACATGGCGATCGTCCGGCGCTCCAAATGCTCCGAGAACGCGACATCGAAGTTCTGCGGCTTGTACGGCGTGAACTTGGCGCCGAACGGTAGCCAGCGCATCCCCCAGCGCGCCGACTGGTCGCCCGTCATGAAGTTGTCCCACAGTTCCTGCCAGGCGGCGAGGGCGTCGGGGTCCGACTGGTCCGGCGGTGCCTCGGCGAAGCCCTCCGGGATTTGCCCGCCCGTGAACATCTGCAGAAAGTAGAACTGGAACCTCACGTCCGTGTTGGCGTTGAGCAGCACGCACTCGATGGGCGACAAGCCGTAGCGGGGGTCCTCGGCGCGCGCCGTGAACGGCTCGTACACGATCAGCGTCTCGTCGGTCCAGCCCCAGGGGAGGCCCTGGACGAACTGGACGAACGCCGGGCCCGGTGCGTCGGGCCGCTCGCCCCAGTAGTCGACGACCGGCGCCCACATCCGCCCGTCCGGGACCTGGACCGCCTTGAGGCGCCCGCCCTTGTCCTTGACCTTGTAGACCATCGCGCAGTCGTAGGCGCACTGCTGGTAGACGAGCTTGGTCAGCCACACCTTCCAGGGGTGCTTGCCGTCCGGCTTCTTCCAGAACTGCTTGGCCTGGGCGATCTCCTTGCTGACATCGCCCTCGTAGCCCTCGACGGCCCGGAACAGGAGCGGCATCGAGGTCATGCTGGCGATGATGTGCGAGATGCAGATCTGGGCGATGTCGTAGCCTTCTATGATCTGCGTCAGCGTAGAGAACGGGATCCGCCCCGTCCTCGTCTCCGAGGCGATGTTCGTCCCCGGCGTGTACGGCCAGGTCCGGATCGGCGCGTTGTAGCCCGCGTAGGGCCGGATCGGTGGCCCAGGACCGAGCGGCGGAGAGAACGAGATGCCCTGCTCGATCAGCGCCGCGGCGATGTCGTCCGGCGTGAGCGTCGTGCGCGGGGCGAACGATCCCGAGGCGGCCGCGGCGACGGCGGCGAGGTCGACGTGCCCGGTGGAGATGTCCTCCGCGGTGTGCGTCGCCATCAGCGCCCCAGCCGCGGAGCGCGCCGCGTCCTTGACCGCCCGGGCGGCGACGACGTGCTCGCCGGGCAGCGGACGGTAGCGGGTGCCCCTGACGGCGTCGCGGACGAGGCTCACTCAGGCGCCTCGTCGTGGCGGCTCAGGAGCCCGCCGAGCCACTGGAGCAGATGCCCCGCGGCGCCGACTGCGTCTATCTCACCCCCGTCCATCGCGAACCCGATGAGCACCACGATGGCCGCGGCGACGAGCAGCCCGGCGTTCGACCCGGCGAAGCGCCAGGTGGCGGCGTCCGCGAGGCCGAAGCCGATCAGCTGCACGAAGCCGCTCTGGAACCGGGTCGAGAGGTGTGGCAACGCGCCTCCATTCGATGAGCGACTACCTGGCGACAGTGTAGGACCGGCGAGCAGGGGCGGGCGTGATTCTCAGCCGTGGCCGTGACGGGGTCGACGCTCCCACTCGTCCAGGCGCTCGACTCGGCTCGGGTCGTAGCGTTCGCCCTTCCACCCTGGGCGGAGGTAGTCATCCCAGTTCCAGGGGCCACGCGTCCGGCGGTGGAACACCCCGCAGGCGACCCACTCATGGTTCCCGCCACGGCGTGCGCCCTGGTTCGCCCAGCGAGACAACGCGAAGCGAAGCACGCAGCACAACGGGTAGCCGCTGTCGAGTCCGTTGCGAAGGTCGATCCAGCGAGCGCGGATCTGCCCCATCACGGCCACGTTTCGTACACGGTCAGCGGCAGGAGCGGTTCGCCGTCCTCATCGGTGACCATTGGCTCGGACCCGTCCGTCTTGCACGGCCGAACGGCCGCCGTATGCCAGCCGTCATGCCCTTCGGCGCGCTGGCAGAAGATGACCTCGGGCGTGTCTGGAGCAATCGCCCCGCATAGCGGCTCGCCGTCCTCTTCCAGTGGTGCGAGATGGAGCTCCATGCTCACGCCGCGGGCGGCTGCCACGGCGGCGCCTGCTGGCACACGTTGCAGCGGATCGCCCCGTCCGGCTGGCGGACGTAGAGGTGCTCGTGGCGCGGGACGCGCGTCGGGCGCGCCTGCCGCTTCGCCGCCTGGGCCTGCGCCTTCGCTATCGCCAGCTCCCCCTTCGTCAGTGGTCGTCCCTCGTCGGCCATGCCCGTCTCCTCCTGCTCACGCTTCGCGGCCTGTGCCCGCATGTACTCGGCGAACCCCGACCCGGCGTTCCGGTCCAGCATGACCATCACGATCGCGTCGCCGAAGTCGGTCGAGCGCCCGATCCGCTTGCGGATGTCGTCCTTCGCCTCGACCTGGATCCGGCCGCCGGTGATCTCCCGCCACTTCGGCGCGACGAGGTCGCCCGTCACCCGGTCGTCGGGCGGCAGCGCCACGTCGAGCCCGGTCGACGGGTCGAGCATCTCGCGCAGGTTCCACCAGGCCAGGGAGCGCTTGTTGAGGAACCCGAACTCGCCGGAGATGTCCTTCAGCTTGGTCCCCTCGGACGCGACGAACCCCTCGCAGGGCCGCCGGAGCTTGCGGACCCGGTGATAGACGCCGACCCCGATCCCGATGGCGTCGATGATCGCCTTCGGCCAGCGCTGCCCGGTCGCGGTGGGCTCGTCGAGCTGGTGGGCGTCCTGCTGGGCCGTGACGATCTCGGCGAGGTCCATGACGTCGTCAGTGAACGGGTAGGCCAGCACCTCCGCCACGACGTTGCCGATCCGCAGGGCGATGGTCGACAGGTCCCCGCCCCCCGCCGCGACGTCCACGCCCAGCCGGTCGACCGGATCGTCGTCCCCGAGCACGGACGGCGTGCCGAGCCTCGGGTCGCGCCCGCGCCGCACCGCGGCCGGGAACAGCACCTCCCAGCGCTCGTTCGCCTTCTCGAGCCACGACAGCGGGATCACGCCGTCCGTGCCGCCCGCCGCGAACTCGCCCTCGACGCGGTTCTTGTAGATCGGCGACTCCGTGCCCCACAGCGCGGCGGAGTCGTCCGCCCAGGACTGCGTGATTCGCCCGGCGGACAGGGCCATGTCCTTGGTCACGTGCGTCGGGTGCCAGTTCTCCGTGCCGGGCTTGCGGGCGCAGATTTCGTAGAAGCGGCCGACAGGCTCGCCGGGCGTCGAGATCGCCAGGGCGAACGCCTCCGTGCCGCCCTCGCCGGCCGTCGAAAACGCGCCCTCGGCGGCGTCGAAAATCTCCGTCTGGATCGCCTTGGCCTCGTCGAACACGTACAGCAGGTGCTCGGCGTGCGCTCCCTCGATGGCGGACGGGTCCCCGACGGCCGCGGCCAGCGCCGAGCCGTAGCCGAGGTGGAGGTGGAGCTTCAGCAGCTCCCGCGCCTCGTCGAACGGCGCGCGGCCGAGCTTCGCCCAGTCCAGGAGCCGCCCCCACTTGTGGATCTCCGGCCACAGGTAGTCCTCGAGCTGCGCCTTGACGGACGCGGTCGTGACGATCTTCCAGTCGACCTCGGCCCGGTCCCGCGTCGTGGCGAACCACAGGACCACTAGTGAGGCTGTCGTCGACTTCCCGGCGCCGTGGGGCGACCGGATGCATTCGCGGCGATGCTCGACGAGGTCGCGCATCCCCTGCTCCTGGTAGTCGACGAGCGCCTGGCCCCGCGGCCAGCGGACGCAGTCGTGGCACCAGCCGACCGGGTCGAGCCAGTACGGGACGGCCTGGGGCGGCGGCTTCGGCGCGAACCCCCGCGCCGCGACGAGGAACGGGTTGCGCCGGGCGTCGCCGAGCGACACGCTGAGAGGCTACGCGCTCGGCGGTCGGAGCCGGGAGATCAGCGAGGGTGCGCGCCGTGTCGCTTTCCCCCATCGGTAACCGGCACGCCACAGCGCCCAGCGGCCCCCGAACCACGTCCTCGGCAGAACGTACCGCTCGGTGCCGCCAAGGGGCGACGGGAAATCGACGAACCGCTCACGGTTGAGGACAGCGCAGACCAGACGGCTCTCACGCTCGCGTAGCTCCGCGCGCATCTGAGCTTGCGCCGTGTGGTCGAACAGCTCGTCGGCGTAGCCCACTACGCCTCGGACCAGGTGGACTGGTCTGTCATGTGGCCGGGGGAGTGGATCGGGTCGTCCGCGTACTTGCAGCACGCACGGCCATCACCGACGGGATAGTTACACGCCACGACGCGCGTCCCGTCCTCCGCCGGATGCAGCGTGTACGGGTGGTGCCCTCGCGGCAGGATGCAGACATCCTCGAACACGAACTCGGCGTGGTCGTCAGCGACGGCGCGGATCACCCGCGTCGCCCCGCACGTCTGCGGACCGTCGAGCGCAGAGCGGATGCGCTCCTCGGCCACGGGAACGTCATTGTCCAGCTCGTGCCGCGTCCAGGCCTTGCAAGTGAGCAGCCGGATGTCCTCCTCGTGCAGCTCGGTCCCGTCGTCGGCTCGGAATATGCGATCAGCCATCATGGTCTCCTGTAGATAATCGGGGCCGAGTTATACCAGGTCCACGGAATCCCGGGCCCGTCTGGACACCAGTGCATCAACACATGGCCGAGCGGTGCGACACACCGCCAGCGATTACGAAACACGGACTCACAACGCGGCTCGGTCTCATCAGCCTCGGGCTCAAATACCCAGTCAAAAAGATCAGTTTTCGGTCGGCTCATCGCTTCCTCCTATCTCGATTGCCTAGACATCTAGGGTTTTGCGCGGGTACGCGTACCCGACGCGTCTGAGCAGTTCCGCCACGCCTTCTTCGTCCAGCTCCTCGGATTCGCGGAACACGACCCAGTGGGGTGGCCCGACCGGCATCTCTTCGAGTCCATTCGGGCCATTTCTCAATCGGCTAGATGGGTTGCCTCCGTTGTCTTTGGCGATGCATGAGCAAGCGCTACACGGCTCATCGGCGATGGAGCCGCCATCGAATGTCTCTCCACAGCCGGTGCAGTAGAAGACCTGCGCTGGTCTATCGAAAATCCCGCCAGGTCCCCAGTAGGTCCCGGTGTCCTCATGCTTCGTGTCATCCCCATGCTGCGATCGCTGGCAGATGCTGTCGCCACTCGTCGCTCCGCAGATACTTACGTCTCTCGATCGCCTAGACATCTAGGGCTTCTTGTGGCGGGCGGGTGCCGTTTCGCTTGTGCTCACGCTCATGCGCAGGTAGGACATCAGCGCGTTGCCCTTCGCCCTCGGGTCGTACACGTAGTCGGCGACGTAATTGTCGCCAGACGTTGCTGCCCGGAAGAGGTCGGCGAGTCGCGGACTGCCCCCGTAGACGAAGTCCACAGCAGACGATGACTCGCTGATCTTGTTCTCCCACATGCAGACCCCCGAATGGCCGTAGTCGAGGCATCGCACAACACGAGTGGAACACCAGATGCTCACGGCTTCCTCCCTCTGAGGTAGGCGTCCTTCTTGGTCATTACTCGCCATCCTTCGACAAATAGGCGGTGAGCTGGTCCGATTCTTTGAACCACTCGCCATGCACCCGATCCTCCGCGAATATCTCGTGAAGTTCTCGTTCCCTTGCGAGACCGCCCGGCTCAGTACACAGGAGTTCCATCGGTCCAGCCGCCGTGCTCAAGTCCCGCACACGCCCAGCGACATTGGTGGACTGCCCGATCTTCACGAGTCCGTCACCGCGGCGGACAAAGTACACGTCGGCGGGACGAGCGATCGGCACCGACGGGCGGATACGGGTCGGGAGATTGTCCTCGTCGCCCTCCCACTCGGTCTCGACTTCGATCGCCGTCTGGACCTGCGACCCGATGGTGAACATGATCGCGCTGTGATGCGCCTCGCAGACCTCGACCCTCGCGCCGCTCCGTAGCGTCACGCTCCACTTCGAGCAGGCGGGGCACCCAGCGAACTCACAAGGCGTGTCCATCATCGTCCGCCCTTCGGGATCGGAGTCACCTCATGGCGACCGGGCGGGGCAGCGCTCGGCGTAGTCGTGCCAGCGCGGACCCGTTCGAGGCAACGCCTCACGAAATCAGATCGAGACACCTCGCGCCGCTTGGCCTCCGCGTCGATCCATGAGAGGAGATCATCCGCGACTCGCACAGGAAGAACGACCTTCGCCACACGTATACGTTACCACGTCGTATACGGCCGCGTATACAACTGGGGCGTACCTACGCCGCGCCAATCCGGTGCCTCGCCGCGGCGCGCGTCGCACCCCGCCGAGGTCCGCCGACCTCACCCCCGGCGCCACAGGAGCACTCCCAGAACCAGACCTCGCCCATGCCAGCCCCCTCGGCGTCCATGTCGTGCCAGACCGTCGTCGCGTGCTCGAGCCCGACGTGGACGCGCCCTGGGACGCGCAGGGAGAGCGACGGGGGCCGGTCCGGGATGGCGAGCAGGTCGTCGTCCATGTCAGGCGACCGGCCGGACGAGCTCGAGGTGCCGCTGGGCGACGGCGGCCTGCATCTCCGCAGTGGCGGTCACGCCCAGGTCCGGGTCGGCGAGAATCGCCCGGATGACCTCGATGATGAGCAGACCTTGCTGCTCATCGAGCCGGACCAGGCGTTCGGCGAGCCCGAGCCGCAGGATGTCCACCGACAGCATGTGCAGCTCGTGCTGCCAGCGTCCGAGCACGACGAGCGCGGCGTGGACGCGCATCTCCCGGACGACGGTGGCATGACTCCGCGTGGTATCGCCCTCACGCTGGCCCGTCCCGTGGCCCTCTTCATGGCCGGCCTCCTCGCGCGCCTTGCCGTAGAAGAGCTCGTCGGCTTCCAGGTCAGCGACGTAGCTGGTCACCCAGGCGACCTGTCGACGCAGCTCGCGGTGCTGCCAGATCAGTGAGTCCTCGGGGCTCATGTCCCCGACCGGCGACGAGAAGGTCTTTGCCAGCTTCGCGATCTCCTCGATGCGGCGCTCCTCTAGCACGGCCTCGGCGTGCTTCTCGGCACTCTCGGTGTTCCCGCCATGGGCGACGCATTGGCCGATGCCCTGATGGTCGGTCCCCCAGCCCAGCTCGTGTGAGCAGGGTGAGCCCGCGGGTCGTGTGGACCGCCGCGAACCACCTGTGATGTGCCCCGGGCAGGCCGGCTTGCCGTAGCGGGTCAGGTGGACCTGGCCGCAGCGCTCGCAGGGGGCGGGGTCAGGCATTAGGCCCCCATGCTTGCTCAATGAACTCAGTCGCGGTCATTGGGTGGTCAGCCTCCTCGACATACCGCCAGAGCCATTCGACAAAGCTGGAGGAGAACACGGCACCCTGCCAGATCTGATTCGCCACTTCGAGCAAGAGGACGTCCCCTTCCAGCCGTTCGGGGATCGCCTCTCTGAAACCTCGAGCCCGGCGGCCCCGGTCAGCGTCGTCGGCGTGGCGCGCGGTGTCGTCGTAGCAGCGTTTGAGACACTCGTTCAGGCCCTCGATGGTCAGCCTCGTCGTCGAGCTGTCAACGTTCGTTCCGAACCAGCCGGGCAGCTCAGGCATGGTGCCACCAGTGGACGCGGATATCCCGGCCCTGGAGAGTCACCTCCATCAGAGCGGCCCGAAACTCGTCGGGCTCCTCGGCGAGCGCGGCGCGCAGGTCAAACCCGCCATCGACCTTTTCAAGCTGCGTGTATCTGTCCTGCGCCATCCACGCGTCAACGCGTCGCGCCGCCGCCTCGATCCTGCGTCCCCGCCGGACCGCGGCCAGCAGGGCGCGCAACGTGGAAGTGGTGACCATCGTCATCGGAACCGCCACGGGAGTGCTCTCGATTGGCGTCAACTCATCAGTCGAGCGCGTCGCTAGTTCTGTGAGTGCGCCAAGGGTTTCCACATACGCCTCGGCGTAGTCGAGGTCGGCATCGGTCATCATGGTTGACTTTTGTTCATCGGCCACGGTAAGCCTCGTTCCTAACGATGTCGAAGCCGCAGGTACATGAGCGTTCCGGCACACGTCCGAAGTAGTACGTGAAGAGACTGACTCGCTGAGTCTTGATGCTGCACGTCGAGAGGTGATCTCCGAACGTAATGAGAGCAACCCGATAGCGGTCGGCTCGTTCCTCTGGGGTAGCCGCATAGCCATCGGCTCGCAAATGCCGAGGTACTTCGGGAAAGCCTAGAAGGATAGAGTTCTCGGCGTCGGTCAGGTCAGCCATCACACGCTCCTAACAGAGCGCCACCAGGGCGATCTGCGCCCGCCCCGGACCCTTCCCCCCTCCCTCCTTCTCAGCGCGTCGGTGATGGCCGCCCTGCTCACCCCGGACATCTCCGCCAGGCGTGCCTTGGGGACGCCCTTGGCGATGTAGCGCGCCCAGACCGCGGCACGGTCATCGCGCGCGACCGCGGCCTGCGCGTCGTCGTCGTCGATCCGCCACTGCACCTTTTCCAGCGCGGCCCTAGCCTCGGCCAGTAGGTCAGCCATTCGCCACCGCCTCCCCAAATAGGACGCCTTGAGCGAGACGCTTGGCCGCGGCCTCGCAGTAGGACTCCTCGATCTCGATGCCGATCGCTTTCCTCCCTAACTGCTTCGCTGCGACCAGCGTGGATGCTCCACCAGCGAAAGGGTCGAGCACGATGCCGCCCGGTGGCACTACGAACGCGACTAGCTCACTCAGTAGGGACACGGGCTTCTCCACGGGGTGCACGCGGTCGCTGGAAGGGGTCGAGGGATGGCGCAGCACGTCCACAGGAGCGCCGGTGGCGGACCAGTAGGAACTAGACCAGCGGGCGTCGATAATCAGCTCGTGCGAATGCCGCCACGTCGCGCCCATCCCCGGCTTCTGTTTGTCCCACACGACGCAGTTGAGATTCGTGAATCGGCTGTAGAGGACCGGGTAGAACACCGCGTACGCCTCGTCATCACAGAACACCAGGAAGTGCCCCGAGTCATCCAGCTTCGGAGCGATCGCGTCGACCACGGTCTTCCACCACCAACCAAGCACGGATGCGTCGCCCCAGGTCCGCTGCCACCCCGAACGGCCCGCGTATTGCTGGGTAGGCATAAAGAAGGGAGGATCTGAAATGACAGCCGCGACCTTCGGGAGGATGCCAGCGACCTCCAGACAGTCGCCGTGATAAAGCGTCACCCATTCGTCCTGGTAGTAGGGATCAGACATCATGGTCTCCTGTCTCGATTGCCTAGACGGGCAGTGTCCTCCAAGAGATCGACAAGCGTTCGAATCTCGTTGCGTCGGATGACAACTGGATCAT